AATAGTGATTACAATCCCACAGTCAGAATAAAATTCAAGGATGTATTTCCAATATCTTTGAGTGCAGTTCCTTTTGATGCTACACAGGAACAGCAGACATACTACACTGCTACAGCATCATTCCGCTATACTATTTTTGATGTGATTGACGTAAATGGAAAGAAAGTCTAGTCCCCTATCTCTCGAAACTATACAGGAGATGTGGGAGAAAGATTCAAAGATGAATCAAGATGAATTAGATACAGAGAGTCTAAAGATACCACAGTTACACGCCAGATATTACAACCTATATAATACAATACTGCTCATGCGTAAGCGTGATGAAGCAGTCTATACCAGTAGTCTATTAGATCGACGTAAGTATTACACAGGGAAAGCAACAGCAGACATATATGCTCAAGAACCCTTTCCCTACAAGGTCAGAGATAAAGACGACCTCAAGTTATACCTTGACTCAGATGAAAAACTGAGTAAGGTCAAACTGAAGATTGAATACTACGATACTATGCTCAAGTATCTTGAAGAGATACTCAGACAAGTTTCTAATAGAACCTACCAAATAAAGAATGCTATTGAGTGGCGAAGGTTCTCTTCAGGTTATGGCTAATCTCGTTATAAAAAAGAAGAATGAAGTATATTTACAGATAGAATGCGATGCACATATAGGTCACGAGTTACAAGATGAGTTTACATTTGATGTGCCTGGTGCAAAATTCATGCCCCAGTATAGGTCAAAGTATTGGGATGGTAAGATCAGACTGTTTAATTTACAGAAGAGTCAAATCTACGTAGGTCTTCTTGATAAGATTGTTCAATTTTGTCGTAGATATGATTACGAATACGAATTTGAGAACTCCAAGTTTTATGGTCTCCCATACCAAGAGACGGAATCAATTTCGTATGAGGGAGTAAAGGATTATCTAACGGGGATCTCGAAATACAAACCTCGTGACTATCAAATTGAGGGTGTGACTGATGCATTGCAAAAGAATAGAAGACTATTGATATCACCTACAGGGTCAGGTAAGTCCCTTATGATATACGCTATTACAAGATATCATACAGAATACAAGAGGTCAACACTCATCATAGTGCCTACTACATCACTGGTAGAGCAGATGTACAAGGACTTTGAGGACTATGGTTGGAACGCAAAGGCACATTGTCATAAAGTATATGCAGGTACTGATCCTAGGTCTGACAAGGATGTGATCATTACCACATGGCAGTCAGTATATAAGTTACCTAAAAACTATTTTGAAAGATTTGGTGCTATAATAGGAGATGAAGCACACTTGTTTAAGGCAAAGTCCTTGACAAGCATCATGAATAAACTCTACGACTGTAAATATCGCGTAGGGTTTACAGGTACTTTGGATGGTACACAAACAAACCGCCTTGTTCTCGAAGGTGTATTTGGTACTGTCGATAAGGTTACTAAGACAGAAACCCTTATAAAAGAAGGGCACCTTTCTGAATTTGAAATCAAAGTACTAATACTCAAGCATGATTCTACTACCTTTGATAGTTATCAAGAGGAGATGGACTACCTTGTTGAGCATGAAGGGCGTAATAAGTTCATACGAAACCTAGTTTGCGACCTATCTGGTAACACTCTCGTCCTGTTCAACTACGTTGAACGGCATGGCATGCCCCTTTTTGACATGATAAATAATAAGGTAGGAGAAGACAGATTAGTCTTTTTAGTACACGGTGGGGTCGATACCGAGGACAGAGAAAAGGCAAGAAGGATCGCTGAAACTACACATGACAGTATTATAGTGGCATCCTATGGGACTTTTAGCACTGGGATTAATATTCGGAACTTACATAACGTTGTCTTTGCTTCGCCATCGAAATCGAAGATCAGGAACCTCCAGTCGATCGGTAGGGTCTTAAGGAAAGGAGATCATAAGACTAAGGCAGTCTTATATGACATTGCAGACGACATATCGAAAGGTTCTAAAAAGAACTATACCCTTAATCATCTTATTGAAAGAGTAAAAATATACAATGAAGAGAACTTTAACTACGAGTTTATAGATGTCAGAATCAGATAAAGATAAGAAACCCGAATTCCTCGCGGCTATAAAATTAGTCTCTGGGGAAGAAATACTCTCTATGGTAACACATGTACAGGATGTGAATGGAGATTATTTAATTGTAGAGAACCCCATACAGGTAGAGGAAGTAACTCTACCAAACAAGATAGTTGGTGCAAAGGTTCAACCATGGATGAAGTTTTCCAGAGAAGAAGAATTTATTATACCTAAAGATAAAGTTATAACTATAGTAGAGGTAGATACTGAGGTTCAGATCTTCTACGCTATGTCTCTAAGGAAGTTGGGCGGTGACTTTATTACTGGTCAAGGTCGCCTAAGTACCGTAGAGGAGGCTAGAGTTAACTTAGATAAACTATTTGGTATATAACCATCCCTTGAACTCGCACACTCGTAGTGTACACACTTTACTACCACTTGTCAAGCCCCCCTTGACTTTCCCCCTAAAACCTTGTAAAATATAGACAAAGAGAAACCGATATGGCCGTTAGAAAAAGGGTACAGAGTGAGCATTATGTAAACAATAAAGAATTTCTAGAAGCACTTGTTGTTTTTAAAGCACAGTGTGCTAGAGCAAAAGAAGCAGGTGAATCCAGACCACCAATTAGTAATTACATTGGTGAGTGTTTTTTAAAGATTGCTACACACCTATCATATAAACCGAATTTTGTCAACTACATGTTCCGTGAGGATATGATATGTGATGGCATAGAGAACTGTGTTCAATACATAGAGAACTTCAATCCAGAGAAGTCTAAGAACCCTTTTGCTTATTTTACTCAGATTATATACTATGCATTCTTGAGAAGAATACAGAAAGAAAAACGTCAGTTAGAGATAAAGAATAAGATTCTAACCAAGTCTGGATACGATCAAGTATTTCATACAGATGACAAAACAGGTCATTCAGACTATAATACTATTAAGGAAAACGTAGAAATAAAAATTAGTAATGCATGACATATCCTGTAACCATCGTAGATGACTTCTTCGATGATCCTGATGAAATTGTTAAGCTCGCAGAAGAATTAAAATGGTATCCACCTGAGACAGGAAACTGGCCAGGTCTAAGAACTAAGCAACTTCATTTAGAAAATGATCGTTTGTTTACCTATATTGGCGAGAAGATCCACCATCTATACCATGATACAATACCTGCATACTGGGAGTTACAAGCTCATTTCCAGAAGATAGAACCATTTGCAGAGGATCAATGGGATAAAAGAAACCAAGGGTGGATACATCAAGACATTGACACATGGTTTGGTGGTATAGTATACTTATCAAAGAACCCTTGTCCCAACTCAGGTACTTCGGTCTTCACTCCTAAGCATGGATTTTCCCACCAACGTCCAGAAGAAATACAACAGAAGGAAAAACTTTACAAAGAAGGAGTTGTAGATATTGATGAGTACAACGAAGCATGGGATTCCATGAGAGAACAGTACACTGAGACTGTTACCGTTGAGAATATTTACAATAGATTTGTATTGTTCAGTGGTAAAACTCACCATGGAGTTAAAACATTTGGGACTAAACCTAGACTTACTCTTAATTTCTTTGGCATGAATATGACAGGACACCTTCCACCTTTACTACGTACACGATGAAGATAGCAATAATAACTGATCAACACTTTGGTGCAAGGAAGTCCAGTAGAATATTCCATGATTTCTTTAAGAAGTTTTATAGAAATGTATTCTTTCCTACCCTAAAAAAACGTGGCATCAAAACAGTTCTTGACTTAGGAGATACATTTGACAACCGCAGAAACTTAGATATATGGGCAGCACAGTGGGCAACTCATAACTATTTTGATGTACTAAAAGACATGGGTGTTACAGTCCATTCTCTTGTAGGTAACCATACAGCATACTTTAAAGATACTAATTTAGTTAACACATTAGTCAGTGTAGTTGGAGAGTATGATAACGTAGAAATATATTCTAAAGCAACTGAAGTAGAGATAGGAGGACTACCTATTCTATTTGTACCTTGGATAAACTCAGAGAATCATGATGAAACATATGATCTGATAGCAAAG